GATACCACGCGAGTATACATCGTCGACTCCTTCAGATACCTGTTCTACGGCAGCGGTTCAGGTGCTACGGGTAAAGGTGGTGTTAATATGTCATTATTCATGGACTTGACGCACTTAGACACGGTAGCCAGAAAATTGGGTAAAACCTTGGTTATTCTAGTCAACCCCATGACCGACGATGACACGGCCTTCGACTTCTATGTTGAAGCTGCTGTTGGCGCCGTGAGTTCGGTGTTAATTATGAAAGCTTATAATGAAGCTCGTTTCTCATCCCGTGACAGCGAGAACAGATCGTTCTTTAATATAAAGATCACTGAATCGCCATTCGTTAAGAGCTCCGCTCAAGACGTTATTAAACCGCAACGCGCACCAACCGAGCAAACGGACAAGGTGAGCAATCTTTTTGATCGAAATACAAGAAAATAAGGAAAACATATGTCAAACGTTAAACTAGAAGGTGGTCATTTACAACTCGCAGTCGGCAGAGGCAAACCGAAGACACTTAACACAATTATCAGGTCCGTGAATGAATTTATCAGGCCACAGGGTGAAGTTCGCTCGATTGCCAAGTTCATCAACATCATGCTTGACAAACGCGGGCCAGGTTTATGGCAAGGCGTAGTAGGTGGTCCTAAATCGAAAACCGAACACCTAGCTGAGCTGATGGTCACACATGGCGTCGTCGAGCAAGTCGCAACACAACTAATGGATGGCAACTTGTTGCGCAATATTAACGACAAAGTCGTTCGAAACAACCAGCGCTTCCGTTCGGGTGTTTTCACTATGGATTACCCATCATTGTTTGATGCAGTGTCATCAGTGGTTGGTGGATCGAAGAGTGCAAACGATCCAGCTCGTCACGTGACGCGCATCATCACTGAGATCATATCGCAAGCATATACAAAGATCAACGTTATGGTACCTTTTGTTGGTGTCGTCGAATTAATGTACGAGGTATCCCCGATTGCCAATACTGATACAATTATTACAGCAGCTGACGTAGCCGCTGTCTCTGAGATCCTGGAAACGATCGAATTGTCGATCTCGATCAAGGATGCACGCGAGTTCTCTCCAACTGTGACTGAGGCTATCCTAGGCCCAATGTTAACACAAGCTGCGAACCGCCTGATGGCAACGGTTCGATATCGCAATTATATCAAAGACACGGCAGTATTAGTTGGCAGATTTATCGCGAAGCCATCGATTTTGCCAGAGCACGTGGCGGATAACGCTGACTTAGCATACCTCGCGACCAACGCGTCATTTGCTATGGATGCGATTCTGCTAGCCGATAAACCAGTCGTGACTCCTGATTTTGACCTGCGTGAGGCAATTTCATATACAACAACACGAATCCGTGAACTGAAACGTTTCGAGTCAGTATCTATCGAGCGATTCAGAGAGATGTACAGTCATTCTGTCGTCCGAAACCCGGATGGGTCGATTGCTGGCGCATTTGTACACAGGAATGAGACTTTTGCGATTAACCCGCAAGTCTCAAAGTTCGTTGACCGTAAGAGCTTCTTCTTACAGTCTCCCGTGCCAGTTGCCGAAGCATACTTAAGTCCAATCACCGAAGCAATCTCACGGGCATATGGTGACGGAATGCTTATTAAAACGATAGAGGTTGCGAGCCAGCATCTGCTAACGCGTATGTCAGAGCGTTACAACACATTCGCTCGTGTAGGTGGACATCTACTAGCATTAAATATGTCTGAGTCTGAGCTGACTTTCTATGCGCTAGGCTTCGCCGATCGCATGTACATTGTCAATCAAACTGATGACGAGAATGCTTTCTTGGGATCACGGATTGTTATGGGTGTCGCTGATACAAAGGCCTTCTATGAACCTATCGGTATTCACTCCGGTAACGAAGTTCTGGTTGACGATCCGCTTGAAGTTCTACTTCTCAAGCAGGAAGATCACGTTGGCACTGGCGCTTTTCCGAATCGTCCTCAGACGATATTAGACGATCTCCGTCAAGGCGTCTTGGCTGATCTAGGACCTGAAGAACTCATGTTGGATTTCGGGAAAGATGTC